AGGCGGCAGCACTAGTAGTGCTAGTAGTGCTAGTAGCAGTACAAATAGTAGTAGTAGTAATAGTAGCAGTAGCAGCAGCAGCAGCAGCAGAAGCAGCAGAAGAAGCAGCAACAGCAGCAGCAGCAGGAGCAGAAGCAACAGAAAAAGCAGCAAACTCAGCAGATAGAGCAGCAGCAGCAGCAGCAAGAGCAGCAGCAGCAGCAGTAAGAGCAGCAGCAGCAGCAGCAGCAGTAAGAGCAGCAGCAGCAGCACCGGCAGCAGCAGGAGCAGCAGCAGCAGCACCGGCAGCAGGAGAAGCAGCAGCAAAGTTAGAGAAATTAAAGAAACCTATGACATCAAAGAAAAAAGGTGGTAAACGGAGACAAACGCCTCGAAAACGAGTGAAACGACGACGAACAATTAAAAAGAAAAAAATCTAGTTTTTAATTTTTTTTGTATGAACACAGTCTGTCTAGTTCTTGAGAAGGTCAAATACCTTCTTGAGATCAATCGCCGGCTGTGTCTCAGTTCTCACCAAGTGAACTTTGCCTTCGTTGCACAGACGTGTGCATGCGTAATCAAGAACATCCACTCGGATATTCTCTGGAAGTAGAGAACAGTAGTCTGAGACAACGATCACCACTTGGGCATACGTATACTTCTCGTTCACAAGTCCTCCAAAGACTTCCTTGGTTGAATCCAAGTTCTCCATGACTTTAATGTAATGGTTCTCCATGATAGAGATCGTAATATATCTATCCTAGAGCATCTCAAATCCGTTTTTAATAAAAAATACGCAACATTACCGCACATACATGTCCACCAAACACTCGATAGTGAAATCTGTGAGTGTCGGTATGTAGAACTTGATAATGTTCGTGACAATGAACCGAGCATCCGTTTCGTGCTGCATCAGTCCTTGGTGTTTGTAGAAATCGACCATCTGCGCAATCTGAATCGCGCGGAAGTCGGTCTGCATTCTTCTTCGATGATGTCAAGACGTATTCGAAAAAAAAATTCGTTTTCCTACACATCGTCAAAGAAGGACCGGTCAGAGACCTTGGAGTCCACTGAGTCCTTTCGTCGCGTGACGAGTTCCTCTACTTTCACAAACTCCGGAATCACGAGCGTAGGCTTCGGTGTGTCCGGAATCGGAACAGAGAATATATTCCCCATTCGATGTGTGCGTTGAGTCCGTCCTGTCTATCGGTCTCAAATCCGTTTTTAACGGTCTGATTTCTTGACTTTCACCCATGGATCGTTCTTTTTGCGAACTTTTTCAGGAGCATAGTCATCCACTGCAAGCATTGAACTTGTGAATGGTTTGTTGTCGAGCCACAGTGAATCATCACACATTTTAAATGGAGGCGCTTCTTTTGCTTTATACCAAAATACTTGATCTTCAAGACGATTCGACTGGACACCATTGCACACAACTAGACATTCATAGTTTTCAGTGCACTGATCCATAAACTGACAAAACATAGAAAATGTTGGAAACATACTTGCAAAGTTCTCATAAATACGCTTTCGGTTCCCGATTCCTGTTTCACGCAAAATAAACACAAAATCAATATTTGTTCGCAAGTTGGGAGTCACACCTAGGGGGTACTGCATCGTAATCATTGTGACCATATCAATATGACGACCATTCATAAATACGTATCGTGTAGACTCTTCGCGAATCCATGATGAATCATACAAACAATCATCCAGAATTAAAAATGCACGTGGATCAATATTCGAATGACCTCCCGAAGACCGTTTCTCGTGCTCTCGTGCTTGCTTAATGGACAACTGTCTTCGAATTGAATTCATGACAATTTCTGGACGATACTTATCATGAATAAGCTTCGATGGAACAATATCCTGAAAGAAAGGATTTGCAACTTCTGTTCCAGAAATAACTGTTCCGACTGGAAAACAGTCATGTGTGTGTGCAAGAATATCTTTCACTAAAAATGACTTTCCAGTATCTTTTTTCCCAATCAGTACAATCATTGGAGATTTATGTGAATCAATAGAACAACGTTCTACAATCATATTCATGTCGAATTTTTTTATATTAAAATTCATCTTAGTATATATCGCGCAAAGATTTTCATTATGCTTTGACCCACTGTCTATAATATGGTGAAACGTAACGAACTAAAAAGTTCGCAGTCTCGAATGCACCTCCACAAATATGATCTGTCCGGTCTACAAACAGCATCCAAGCTTCATTGGAATATTTCAAACATTCAACCATTTTTTCCATCGATTGAAAAGCTTTTTAAAACTGAATCTCTGGAACTTGCACAAGAATATGGAATCCATTTCTTGGAAGAAGTGAAATCGATTCTCAGCCCTACACGAATCCGAACAAAACTAGGAAATGAACTAGAGATTCATCGGAAAACAACTATGCTTGTATCGCCATACAAATGGATGAGTGGATCGTATGGGTCTGCGATTGGTCTGCCAAACACGTCTGAACACGCAGAACAACTCAATTCAAAACTTCAAAGTTCAAACAATGCAGGATATGTTGGAGCCATTGTGTCTGCCGCATTGTCTGAGTCAGGATGTATACATTTTCCAAAAGTGTATGGAGTCTTTACTGGATTTGCAGCATCCCATGATATAAATATTTCGGATGACTATGGAAGCCTTTCCGAAAAACATTGGTTCTCCAAAAATATTGGGACACTCTTTGATATTCACTTGTCGGAAACCATATCCGATTCCTCTGGGTTCCGACATACTCGTTCTGCAAGGGATACGCTGGCAATTGGAGACGATACTCCTTTAGGAACGATTGATGAACTGGATACAATCGTGTGCAACGATACAATGGCAACCATTCATCCTATTTTCCAGCAACATGCCGTCGGCATGCATGATTCCGATTCCGAGTCTGTATCCACAGAAGAAATCTTTGATATTGAGTCTTGTGCATGTGAAGATGTGGAGGATGAAGACGAGGATGACGAAGGAGAACCTTTTGCGTGGGCTGTGTTTAAGAACGTACCGGTTCAAACAACATTGATGGAACGATGTGTGGGAACACTGTATGAACTATGTATGCTTCACTCAGAGCCTGAAAAACATATGGCTTGGATTGCACAGGTAATGTTTGCTCTTGCATTTGCTCAGAGAACATTTAGTTTCACGCACAATGACCTGCATGCCAACAATATCATGTACGTTCCATACAATAAAGAATTTTTGTACTATAATTGCAATTCTCAATTCTATAAAGTACCGACGTATGGATTCTTGATTAAAATTATTGATTTCGAACGAGGAATTGCGTCGATTCGTTTGAATGGAATGCGTGAACCAAAAGTATTTATGAGTGATCACTATCATGTCGATGAAGAAGCAAGTGGAATGTTTAATTATGGAGAGTTTTACAATCCCAAATATACAGAAATTAAACCGAATCCATCGTGCGATCTAGTTCGTCTTGCGACATCCATGTACTGGGATTTTGATCCTGAATCTCCTGTTTCCAAACTGTTTGAGAAATGGATGGTTGGCGAAAAAGGAAACGTACTCTTTGGAAAAAAGAACCCAAAACATGATCGTTACCATGGATTTGATTTATATAAAGCAATTGTGCGATACTGCAAACATGCAGTCCCACGACAAGAAATCAGTGCCCTACACCAGTATAAAGTGAATACTGTAGAAGGACCTGTATTAGTTATTGATTAAAACGTTGGAGTTCCTACAAACATTTCCTCCGGAACAGACTTTGCAACCTCGGCGACCGTTTCAGCAATTGGAATATCTCCGGATGTTACGAATGCAATACCTGATGCAATCAGACCTCCGATCGTAGACAGTTTTCCGGCTACATCCCACTGCAAAGGCTCGCTTTTTGATTTGCGATCCAAGACGTAGATGATAAAACATGCGTTAGCAATTCCAATTCCAGCATACAGTATCATCATTTATTGTCCAAATTCGTAATTCTTTATAGATTTAGAACGAGAGTATCTTGTACTTTTCCTTCAATTTCTTTAAGAGGATCTGTTTCCTCTCGAGCCGGAGCCTCTGCAATATCGAGTGTGGCATCTTCATCCGAAAGCTCAAGTTTAGGAGGTGGATCTTCAAATCGTACTTCTTTTTCCTCCTCTTCCTCCTCTTCTTCCTCCTCATCCTCCTCATCCTCTGAATCGAGAGGAGGGGGTGCTGATTGAGATGAAAAGTACTTTTTGGTAATCGTTTCCCATGGAAGGAAACTACGAATCACTTGCTCAAGAGACTGGTTCAGAATCGTCTCGATCTCCTGTCTCGAACGTGCTTGCGTCTCCGACGAAACTCCTTGCGTCTTGAAAAGGTATGCGACCTGCCATAATTTACGAGCAGAATGAATATACATTTCATGCACGAATTTCGCAAGAGTTGGTTTTTCGAAATCAAGTTCAATCTCTTTGGACCGCTCTGAAAAATGGAGATTCGCAAATGATTTCATGTATGCAATAAAGATACCCATGACTAGATCATCAAGGTAATTACACTTTGAAACTTTCTGAATACGTTCTACTTCCGTAGAGACAGTCGCATCTGACCAGTCCGGAATTTTTGTCAGCAGATTTTGAAATGTACGGATGCACTGATCCGGCGTGTTGTTCCGATCACAGAGTTCTTTCGACGATTTCTGGATACTCCAGAACCCGTCACATACCGGAGGAATCAGCAACGAAGACAAGTGATCGCGAAGGTGGGCCTTTGCAAATTCCGTGTCTGCCATTTGTTAGTGTTCGTGTATCAAAAATTCAAATTAAAACGCTCCTTGAAAACGGATTTGATTTCCACTCGGTAGATACATGCAAGAAATGTCAATTACAAGCGAGCCCTCGTACGTTGTTCGGAGAGAGAATGCTATTCTTCCTCCGGAGCGATGGTGTCGAAATGGAAACGCATGTCTCTGGGGAAATTGCAAGTTCAGACATGAACGATGCAAGCATTACGACGCATGGATCAAATCAGGAAAATCCGGACGACCATTGTGTCGATCATTTCTAACGGATCCATCTTCAAACAAGTCTCCGGAGAACGGGGGATGTAGATACGATCATCGAGATCGAAATACATTGCTCGAATTTGTGAAGTATCTTCCGTGTTCTACAGACGAAGTTCTTTGGGAGAGCTTTGTCGACAAAGGAATTCGCGAGGCTGCAAATGACGTCTTCATTGTGTCTGACATGAAGGATCATGACATTGAACTTCTTTTGCGAAGTCTAGAGAACGAGGATATCGAATGGGAGTGGTGCGGAAAAGACTACATCCATATTCTCTTCTAATCTGTCAATGAATTACGTTCGTGTTGATTTTGTGTACAGATTTACATATTCGCCAACAGATCCTATTTTTCAATCGGTGCAGAAAGAGTGCATTTCCGAACACATTGAATTTCGAGTTCGAAAATTGAATGTGGAGGAGTACGATGAAGATCGAGATATTCTACGGAGTCCTGCATTGCAAGTATATTATATGAACACGTTTGATACAACGATATACCCAGAATTTCGATGTCTAGATATTCTGCGACGTGTTCTCGATCGTCTTTTTCAAGAACAAATGGTGTGGAAATCGAAACAAGATATCTGGGAATCTAAGATTCAACAATTGAGAATTGCGTACAAAATATTGAAAACGGATTCTCAAAAATTACGACAGATGTAGTCTAAGAACACAAGATGAGCGCAAACAAGCAGATTGACAGCCTTAAGAATGAGATTGCTGAGCTGCGTGCTGAGTTTCAAGAACTGAAGGCTTTCGTGGAGAAGATGGGATCTCCTCCACAGGCTGAGAAGAAGACTCGCGCGAAGAAGGACGACGATGACAAGATCGAGGTCTGTCGCAAGAACATCGCTCTCTGGCAGTCAAAGCTAGACGATGGGAAGGTGAAGGACGTCGAGAAGCAGCAGGAGAAGATCGACAAGGAGAAGAAGAAGCTTGACAAGCTTCTCGGATCTGTCGAGGAGGAGTCTCCCAAGAAGGCTCCGAAGGAGTCACCAAAGCAGGAGAAGAAGGACAAGCGTATCAAGCGCTGGTCTCCTGCGATGACGACTGCACTCACCAACGCCCTGAAGAGCGTAGATCTTGAGTTCAACGACTCCAACAAGAAGGAGTGTGTCGCGTACATTGAGGGAATGAACGACGACGACTACTCCGGCGAATCTCTTACAACCCACATCAAGAACTTCGCAGAGAGCAAGCGCCCTGCGAACGCAGGTGCCGGCTACGGACCTCCTCCTACTCCGGAGGAGGACGAGGCGAAGAACCAAGCGGAGTCTGAGAAGGATGAAGGAGAGGAGGATGAGGAGTACATTGAGGTGAAGTTCCAACAGATTACCTATGCAGTAGGTGAGAAGTCAGGACGTGTCTATAAGACTGTGGATGGAGAGGATGTCTTCACAGGCGGGTTCATTGGAAAGGGCCAGTTTGAGAAGATGAAGCTTCCTAAGGCATAGACTTGTCTTCCCAAAAGACAAGTTGACAGCATGGGAAGCATGTCTGCATGAATGTATTCACACCTAAACAATCAAAAAGTATCTTTGGAACATAGATAGTTTTTAACTGTGGAACCACATTCAGAGTTGTATCATCATACTGTTTCCAAACATACTCCAATGTGAGTTGCTCAGACTCACGATCATTCTTCATCCAGAACTTTAGAATATCATATTCAATACTGTCGTATGGAATAGAAATAACTGATTCGATATGACTACCGTTGTATGCCATATCCAATACTTGTTTCCATACTTTTTGCCACTTGTCTTTGTACACATCAGGTATCATTACTATACAGACACACTCTCTACGTAAACATCTGATGACGAGAACAATCGAATCCAGAATACAATCATAGGAAGTCCCCAGAATGCAAACCCAGGTAAAAAGAATGCAAGTGCTCCCCACAAGTACGGACTAATCAATTGGTTTCCAAAACGGTAGGCAATAAATACAGACCATGCATATAGAAATGTTCCTAAGAATTTAAATATGGCGGAAAATAGGATTCCAAACAGACTCGATGCGCCATCTTTGAGTGGATGAGGAGCTTCCTCTTTTGGAGGTGCACTGAGTTGAAACGGTTGACCATCCACAAGTACATCTTCCGATGCAGCTCCATTTAATGTGTACTGTACAATCAGATTTTTTTGCTTGTTTGGGTTCGGGTCAGGTAATCCTAGCTGTTTGAACCCAACTGTAATATTGATCGATCCATCTTTCATTAAATCCTGAAGAGCATTTGTGACGTCTGTATAATTTCCTGCATATCCATATTCACCTTTCGTAATTTGAAGACCGGACGCATCACGTTTGGGAGGTGCATTTATATGTACTAATTCTCCGTCTTTGGCGGTGATGCTGTTGGAGCTTCCGCCATTTATACTGTATCGGATCGATGCACTTTTCATAACACCTGGAGATGGATCCTCCATTCCAAACGTGGCAGGACTCACTGTAAAGTTTATAGTTCCATCGTGAACCTGTTTGGACACAGCGGATGTAACATCTGTTCCTGCATAGGTCGCATTTTGTATAACTAATCCTGTCGACATTCTTATTATTATGAAGAGAACACGACATTTGCAATTCCACTCATAACTCGCAGAAAGTTATAGGATTCTACAAATGCTCGAACATTATACGTGTATGCCAACGTATTTCCTGATGTCTTTTGGACAATGTATACAACATCGTTCGCTGCGTACAACCTGTTTCCTTGCTTGTCGACAGCTGCAGGATTCACAACCGTTGGATTTGGATTGTTTGCAGTCGATTTCAGCACGCATACATTGTTCGGTGGAGCATTCATTCCCACCATAAATCCAAGTGGAGGTTCTACATACGTATTTCGTAGAATCGTTTTGTTGAACTGAGATCCATTAATGTGTCCGGATGGCTGACCTTTGTCATGATCGAGTGCGAAAGAGTACATGTACATTCCTGCAAGCTCTGTAATTGTAGTTCCTGTATTGTGACGATAATTCTGAATATGACTAAAGAATTCAACTTGTTTCGTATTGAATCGCTCTTTGCCATCCAAAATAATTGCAGATTCTAATAAAATATCTCGTGACGTAATACCCGTAGACTCTTGAATTCCTGCACTATACCATGGTGTCATATAGTGTGAATTGCTTTGCAGAGGAGATTTATTTGGATCGACCCAATTTGTATAGTTATCATAATCATTCTGAAGAGCACGATCATTGCGTTGTGCAACCCAAATGACTCGCGTACATAAATTTCGTAGCATTAATTCTAGATCGTTGGAAGGACCATATTGTCCCAGTGCTTGACGTACATCTATTTGTGTGACCAGAAACGAATGGTCTGTCGATGCAATATGTGCTAATTCTGCGTCCGATACAAAAATATAGTTTGCCTCGATAAAAGGATTCATATTCCATGACGTCAGTGCAGTGTTGGTCGGCAGCGTGCTTTGAAGTGGTGGGGATAAAAATGTAGTTATATTTGGAGGGGGAGCAATCCGTGTTCCAAAGGTTGGACTACCAATGTCTGTATCCAATACCGTGTACAACTGATAGATGTTCTTTAGATCGACTACAATATCCACTTCGGAGTGCTGCAGTGCAATCAATGGGAGCGCGCTTCCAATACTTTCACAAAACCAAAAGTGAAGAGGAATCGTTAATACTCGTCCTGCAATGGATGGAGCAGATGCGGAGGAAGTCGATATAGAGTGAGGATACTGGTTCATTCGGTCAAACGCATTCGCAGGATCATACATTTCCACAACATGTCCAACTAATTCATTCAATACTTTTTTCTTGTTTGCATCGAACTTTGTGTGTGCATACAATTTCATCCATTCTCCAGTATGACGCACAATTTCTTGACCATTAATTGTTACTGCAACATAGTTGATCAAATTGTATCCAATATTCCTCACCCACTGGAACTCGTATCCAATCGCGGTAGCATCCGGAGCAAGTGTTGGGCTCCCGTGTGGAACTGAGACAACCGGAGAGTAAATATCCGGAAGCTGAATACTTAGGTAACAGTCATGAAGTAGCTGAGCATACCTCTCTGCTTTTGCAGTCAAAGTGAGGCTTCCGGAAGGAGGCAAGCTCATGTTCTTGGTTCGAAAATACAATCGAAAATGTTCCATCGCAAAATCCGAATGACGTTTATACATTCCTCGAAAGTAGGTAAAGGATGGGTTTCCAGTCACCAATTGATCCTGTGCTCCTTTTCCTACTAATTGCATGAGTCCACCGGGCATTCTCTATATTATTCTTTGCATGTGTTTAACTTCCTCCTTTTTGGTACGTGCATAGTGTTGCGAGTGGGTTGTGCTTGATAGGGTCAAAGGTACTGCAATCACAGAGACGCGTACCAACTATACTTTTTCCAACTTGAGTCGTGTAATCCGATGCCTGAAATGCTTTTTGGTCTGTTATATCGGAAGAAGGATTTCGAATACGCGAGCTTCCAAATGTACGAAGAGGAACATCTATGCCTTTTCCATCATCCACAACATTCACAATCAATCCGTTCGTATCCATCACAAACCCTTTGAACGAAAGATCCGAATGTCTTGTGCCAATAAATCCTTGTAGTTTTCGAAGCTCGGTTGTATGCAGACCAATATCTAGATCTGTAGGTATATTTTGAATTGCTTTGTATGCCCCACAATCTAAGTGATCAAACACCCATACTTCTGTAATTTGGTGCAATTGCTTCGCAACAGCTATGTGATCAAACAACGTAGGACCCCAATTCACACCTAGATAGTGTGTTCCATCCAACTGTATTCCACCTGGATACGATCCTTTGCTTGTGGATGCGCGAAGTGTAGGGTACGATGTATACGACTGGTTTGCACCCAAGGACGAACCTGCAAGAATAAATAGATCATAATTGAACTTCACTTCTTTGTAATTGAGTAGAAACCAAGACATCATCTCTAGAAAACGAGGATCAATACATCCAAGTACAAGCACGCTTGCACCACTTGTGTTTGGAAAGTGTTGTGTAGAGACAACATTTCCTGTATAGGTAGTGAGTGCAGTCGTTGATCCGGATGGATGATCAAAATAGTAACCGAAAATATTCGATCCAAAAATTGCGCTTCCGGTTGCAGTGGATCCTGCATTCGTATAAAATGTATGAGCATCAATAAGCCCAAGGAGTGTTGTAAACTGAGCGTTGTGACCCGTGGACGTGTCCGTTCCACCACATGCACCATATGCACCACAATCTAAATGATCAACAATTAGAATTTGCTGGACATCATGTAGAGTAATTGCAACTTGAATATGTTCAAGCAATGCTGTTTGCCAATTGTTTCCTGTGGACACGACCGAACACAATCCAATTCCACTTCCATGTCCAGTAAGGTTTCCACCCAATGCAGATCCTGCCAAGACAAATAAATCATACGATCCGACCAGTGTGTTAAGAAGGTAGTCTTCCAGTGCAGCCGTAAATCGAGGATCAATGCATGCAAGTACAAAGGTGTTTGAGTTTTCATTGTTGGGTGGAATTCCAACAATCGGTTGAATTTGAAATGTACTGTTTGGCAACAAAGCAGACCCTCGAATACGTTTCAGTCGAATCCAATCCCCTGCAGACATATTTCGAGTTCCACGTTGGTTGTTGGATGATGCCATATTATGAGACTACAGAGAAAAACTGGATTTCTCCTGCAGCCTTTCGAATTCCAAGTCGGAGGAGTCGTTGCGTATCCCGAAATGCAGGTGCATCAAAGATTTCATTCGTGTCCGGATCCAATATTAATGTGATTCCTTTTACTTTTACAAGCTGTAGCTTTCTCTTTCGTCGTGAAATGTTTCGCAAATACAATGCATCTCGATCGTCGCTTTTGAAGCTAGGATTGTATGCTAAATCATCTCCTTTTGTGGTTGTGTCGAAACGCATACAGTGAATGACTGGAGTTTCTCGGGCATGCAGACGTCTATGTATTTCACAATCAATTGCTGCTTGTTTCAGAAGCAATGATAAGTTCTTGATAATTCGTCCTTTTTCATACGCGACTTCATACAAATATTCGTCTGCGCTCATAAATGTTTCACGTGCTCCATCTCCATCGTACCGTTTCAACACAGTATCGTTGCGGCGAATTGGTACTTGATTGGGACCTTCATTCGAAGTTTGTTGGTCTGCAGTGAACACAGACATATACATTTTCACCACAACAGTTCGTTGCTCCATCGGTAATTTACGATGAGAACAAATACGGATTGCACGCCCAATCACTTGATCAATACGTGCAGGATTCCAGTACGGTTCCATAATATGGACTCGGCGTACATCTGCTAATGTAATACCTTCTGCAGCAGCAGACGATCCTAGAAATACACATAAACGGTGCTCCCGAATTGAATCTTTCAGTGATTGTGGAAATGTATCCCCATAATCTTGATTGAATACTTGTCGAGCAAGTTCACGTTCTTCATCTCCACCGCCTACAAACAGTGCATACGCAGGAACTCCTTCTTTCATATCCCCTTCCTCCCACTGTCCTGCTTTTTTCACAAGTTTGTATGGCTGAAACCCATTGCTGTCCAATATGGCAGTAAATAGACCAATACCTTCCAAGGATAAAAACTGGGAATACACGAACTGATTATTGAATTTTGTTGGCTCGCCCATATTTGCTTTCAGATCTTTGAGGATCGCAAGAAGTTTTGGGGCAAACTTTTTAAGTGAATCTTCATGCAAGAAGCGCTCCGGATTTGCTTTCATTTTTGCAAGAATATCGTCTTTGGGCACAACTGTTTCTTCTGTAGATCCTTCTTGAATAAGTGTTCGTAGTTCAGGTGGTACTGCATAATTGCATGCTAAGCGTGACGACATTCGAAATGAACCCATATCTTCATCCAAGTTCACAGATCGTCCTCGTCGAGACTCCCGTTGTACTTCTACCCAACGCACCTCCAAATACCGTAGAAACTGTTCGTCCGACATAGGAACTTTCACTAATGTAGAGTCTTCCTCCAGACGCTTTGGAATTAAACGTTCATCTGCTCCTTTGAAGTATGACACCAACCCTTGAATGCGTCTCATAAATAACATTGAGTTTTTCACAGATAGACCATCAATAAACATATTTGTGAACGTTTCATGATCTGTCGGGAGTAAATCGAGTTTTTCAACAAGAAACGTAGTTGGATCCGGAAACTCAATTCCGGCAACTTTGGATGTGAATTCGTCTTTCCATGTCGATACCCATTCTTTTATGTCCGGTTTGTACGGCAAGTCTTTATTGTACTTCACTGCAATTCGTTCACCCT